AATGCCAATGGGCTAACAACTGCATAGTTACCAGCACCACGACGTGTACGCTGAGCGATCACGTTAGCAACACGGTTGATAGCAACCGCTAATGCTGCGTGTTCGTCACCAACGAATGTTGCTGTACCAGATACAGTAGCCTGATCGTAAGCGATCTGGTTTTGTGTACCTGCAAGAGTTGCCAAGCTACGTAGGACTTCTTGATCGATTTCAGCAGTAATTTCTTGTGCTAGAGCAGCCATGATTTCTGCTTCGATGTCGATACCTTGTTGTGCTTGTGCATCTTGTGCTGCTTCAAATGTCCAACGTGCAGACAATTTACGTGTCTTGGCTTCAACTGTTTGCTTCAAGATTTGAATGTTCAGTTTGTTACCTGCGACACCTTCTTTAGCAGCAGTAGCATCGGCTTTACCTGGCGAAACACCAGAATAGCCTTCTGCAATTTTGAATGGGCTTAGTGCCTCTTCACCTGCTGTGGTAGAACCACCTGTGCTGCCGCTGAATGTATCAGCATAACGAACACGTAGAGTGTGGATCTGACCAACTGGGCCAGTTAATGGTTGTACACCAACTAGTTCATTAGCAATGACTGTTGGCATTACACGTCTGATCACTGGAAGGATCACACGATTTAGGGTTGCAACGTTACCGGCGGATGTAGCACCAGCAGTAGCACTTTCTGCGAGATACTTGCGGGTATTCTCAAGAGTAGTTGCCATTACTGAACGCTTAGTACCTTGTAGGCCTTCTAATAGTGCCTCTTTGGTTTCCGACCAGCGTGACTCGAGTAGTTGTGACATATAGTTCTCCTTAAACTTTAAGTCCCGCAAGCCTGCGGATGTCAAAAATTTCAGCGGTTTTTTCCTCTCCGCCGATTGATAGTGCCTGTTTATCGCCTGTAATTTCTTTAGCCTCTGTGAGTGCTTTCTTCGCCGGTACGCCACCATCCATTACGGCTGGTAGATACTTGTCGAAAGAGCCACGTAGTTTTTCTGTCTGAACAGATTCTAGCAATTCTTTCATAACTGAACGCTTGTCTCCTGTTAAAGGACCTAGCAATTCATTCATTACTTCTTTGCGAGAAGCCATGTCTTTCATAACACGGATTTCTTGTTCACGACTTTCTACTAGTTTTTGTGTTTCTGCAACAACTTTTGCTGCTTCTTCTAATTCTGCTTCTCTAGTCTTAACAACTTGTAGAAGTTTTACAGTTTCAGATTTCTCATTTAGATGAGACGCAGCGTATTCGCTGGCAAAACTTTCAAAAATTCTGCGACCGAAGTCATTCTTACGAGCTGCTTCAATGTCTTCACGTAGTTGTGTCATCTCAGAACGTAGTCCTTTTGCGACTGTTTCTTCAATGATTTTTGCTGAACGTGCAACAAAATCTTTCTTAACCTGTTCAAACTTAGCCTTGGATTCACGTACTAAACGTACTTTAGTCTCGGCTAGGTCTTTCTTATCAGTGTGGAATTCTGCGATTTCTTTCGCTAGTGCATCCACGATAAAAGATTCTAATTTTGTAACATTGCCGGCAACTGCCTTACGATCTTCGTGTAGTTCTGCAAGTTCTTTTTTAAGATTATTCAAAACAAATGCTTCCATTGCTTTTGAATCATCTTTCATTTTCTTGGCATATTTTGCACGGGCTTCAATGAGGCCCTGACGATCTTCTGCTAGTTCAGATAACTCTGAATGCAAACGATCTGCTAACATTGATTCAACGGCTTCCACCATTGCTGTCTTGTCGTGCTCGTATTTCTGTGCAAATTCTTCACGTAGTTCGGCAGTAACTTGATCGCGGTTTTCTTGAATCTTACCTTGCCAAGCAGATTCAATCTCCGATTTCATTTCCTCGGAAATCACATTGTTTTCAAACAACTGTTTAACGAAATCTAGCATGTGATTCTCCTTTTTAGTTGAGACCTGAAATAATCCGTTTCAGGCTCTCTGCTATGTATTTCTGTGCCTTTGTATCGCCTTGAACTTCTTGTGCTATTCTTAATGCCTTATATCCACCTGCTTGATTCATCAAGTGTTCATATATTGGTGTTGGATAAGCGCCAGGAGCGGAAGGCTGTGCAACAACGTCTACTGTAATGATTTCAAAATCACGCACATTACCACTGTTGTCAACTTCGCCTGAACCCCTACTGCTTACACCCAACTTAACTCCCGACGTGAGCATAGTCTCAATTAACTTGCCCATAGGTGTCGGGAGGATTTTAAGTTTTCCGTAGCCGTTAGGACCATCCATCCACATCTTAGTAATCATGTGTGAAACACGATCTAAGTTGATTTTTAAATCCTGCGGGTGATCGACTTCGCCTAGAACTGAATAACCACCAGCGATCTGTTCGTTGAGCGTTTTGACAGCCCTGCCAATTTCTTGAGAAGAATAAACACGTTGGTTTTGATTTCTGATATCACCTTGGATACAGATACCGTTCAGGTGCAGCGTTTTATTGCCGCCCTGTCCTTCTTCGCTCTCCAATACAATCTTGGCCTGATCGAAACTCAAATGTTCTGATAGGTAGTTTTTCACCATTGTGTCCTATTATCTACGACCACGGAAAAGACTTTGCTTGTTATCTGCAGATTCTTTGGCACCGGCTTTCTCTGCGCCATGACCTGGTTCTTTCTTGCTGAAAGCATTACCTGCTTTGCCGCCCGGAACATTGATATTACCAGCATTATCTTCTTTTGGATTCTGATCGTTTAGAGCAGAACCTTTAATCTTGCTACCTGCACCAACTGTGCCAGCATCAGCACCGTTACGTCCGCTTAGAATGTTAGCAGTTGTACCGCCCATGTCATTCTTACCTGCAACTACGGACTTAGCATTTGCACCGTTGTCGCCCATCTTTGCTGGGGCAACTTTTTCTACATATTCGCGCACTGTGGCTAGTTCTGGCTCTAGAGCATCTTTCATCTCGTCGTCGCCGCCCATGCCCATTTCGTCACCTTCACCGCCTTCGTCGCCTTTTAGTTCGTCGAACTTGGCTTGTAATTCATCAACGATAGCGTCTAGGTCTTGGAAAAGTTCTTCTTCACTCTTCTCGCCCATTTCGTCACCTTCTTCGTCGCCCATTTCGCCAGCGAGGTCGTCGGTAGGATCACCTGGTTCTAGATCCATTTCATCGTCGCCTTCTAAAGAGATTTCTTCAAACTCTTCGTCCATTTGTTCGTCGTCTTTGTCTTCATCAGAAGCCTCGTCGACTTTGTCGTCCTCAGCATCCTCGTCCTTGGCTGCTTCGTCAACTTCCTCGTCGTCTTCGTCTTTGTCTTCTTCTTCAGAGATTTCAGATTCGATTAGTTCTTCATAGATTTCACGAGATTTTGCAACAACATACTCGTGGAATAGTTCTTCTGCTTTGGCTTGGTCTTCGTTGACCAAACGCTCGAGCATTTGCTCGATCAATGATTTGTCTGCCATGTTATTTTCTCCTCAAGATGGTAGGCTGTGCTTTATTTACTGCGTAGATTAAAAAAGAGGCTCAAACGGTTGTTTTTTGATGATTTTCAACAGATTTCACACAATCTGGAAATCTATTCGAGAACTCATCATAGGTAATGTGTTTGAGATTTTGTAGTTGTATACCCAGTTGATCTGGTATAAAGTCTCCGGGATTTATTACTCTATAGAACTTAGTATGCTTGTATTCACGTATGGTTTTTTCTGTTTGGCTAAGCCAGTTTCCGTGAAAAGTTGCTACATCACAACTCTTTTTATAGTTATAGGTATCTGCGTAAACATTATTAAATCTTCCGTTTTGACCTGCATAATCAAAACCAAAGATATAGATTTCTCTGTGTCCGTGGCCGCAGGCAAACCATAATGCTGTTGGTCCAGAACTCCACCCTTTATGAGGATTAAAAAAGTTTACATAATGCTTAGTGGCTACTCCTTTATTAGGATTAGTCCATACGCTGTGTGATTTGTGATAGCCAGATGCTACAATTTCGTTGACCATTTTAACGTCAACTGCTATAAGATAGTGAGGTTCAAATTCGCGATACATGGCATTACACGCATATACCGTGCCTTTATCTAGCAAATTATTATGATTTAATGAAAGCCTGCTAGTTCCGTTTCCAAGTACGAATGCAGGGTTACTCGGCTGCTGGTGCTTCAACTGGTGTTCCGTACATTTGTTTTACAAACTCTAGTTCACTTTCTCTTTCATATTCATGCGCTTCGGCTTGCATACGAAGTTGATTGATTTGACGTAAAGTTAGTTTGGTTTTTCTTGAATCACCGCGCTTTAATACCGATTTGTCATTGCTATTGTCATAGCGACGGTCAACGGCAAAGTCGTTGGTGTTATCATTGAAATAAAAGAATTCACGTAGAAGCATACTTTATTTATTATTGAGCAGGTGCTGCCGGTGGTTCGGCAACGCCAGCATCTTCGCCAGTCTCGGCGGCCGCAGCCATATCTGCGGGTGCTTCTGCGGTTTGATCTGCCATGTCGCCTTGTACACTTCCAGGTGTAATGCCTGCAGATCTCATTTGTGCTCCTGCATCTAGCGCAGGTTTTAATTTACCGCCATTTTCTTCTTTCCATAAACGTTCATTTTCAGTGATCTCTTCTTGAGTTAGTCCTAAGAATCTCTTCATAGAAAAACGCTTGCTGAGGTAAGGTACTTCTTGCAAGGATGCAAATGTTTGAACTCTAGCAGTATCTAATTCTGATTGGCGATAGGCAGCAAAATTTTGCGGAGGATTAAATTTTAATTCAAATAAACTGGAATCAATGTTAATGCCGTTGTTCTTTAACCATAGTTTAAATTCAAGGTCAAATACTTCTACGATCATTGATTGCAGTCTTTCGCAGTATTTGTTAAATCGTAATTCTTGAATATAAGCAGTACCAACTTTACCATCTGATATAGTGTTTGACTGCTCATCTATGGCTGTAGGCAAGTAACTGCTAGGAATACGCAAGGCACGGAATAGTTTATTTGTGAAATAACGTAAGTCTGTGATTTCACCTAGGTTAGTACCGCCAGGTAATGTTTCAACTTTTGATCCACGACCCTCTGCTGTCTGTGGGAAAAAGTAATCTTCGTTTACACTTAGTGGGTTATATGATGCATCAATCATATTCTGACCACCACCCGTTGATGATGGAATTCGTCTTTGTTGGATTTCGTTTTTAACACGCTCAACAAATGTCATGGCCATGTGTGCTGGCATGTTACCTACGTCAACGTAGAAAATACGTCTTTCTGGAGCACGTTGTATACGATAGATAATGATAGCATCTTCAAGCAATTCTTTCTGCTTGTAGACTTTAAACACTGATTCTAACAAACTATTACCAAAAGGATAGTTATTATCTAATCCTTCTGACATTGAAATATGAACCACGTGTTTAGCATCAACTGTGATTTCGTTTGTGGCGTTTTGGAATCTAGTACCTGTTGATCGAGCAGCATCTCCTACAAACCCTCTACCATATCCGCCGCCACTAGTATATGAACTTGTACCACTTGGCGCTGTGTTAGCAGTACCATGTGGTGTTGTGGCAATCATTTCTTTAAAATTAAAATTGATATCTTTGATTGTATACTGTTCAGGAATCTTACCTTCAGACTCGTTAACAATAATCTTTGAAACTTTAGAAGCATCTACATGCAACCATTTTAATGTTTGTGGATCTCTAATGAAAAAACAATCGCCATATTTGAAAGAATTACGAACTATTCTAAATATTCTAGTTTCAAATTGCTGTTGTTTGCTCCACTTCTGTAGGCTTTCTTTGATCAGTTTAACTTCGGTAGAAGTTGGTTGTCCTCTAAAGAACGTATGGAATGGTGTGGCATTTTCTTTGTCTTTTTGTGTACAGAATTCTGTCAAAATATCTAAAGCAGCATTAACTTCTGAATCCATATCCATAGTATCGTACTGCATATAACGTTCAATACGATTAGGAGCGCCGGCATATACATCAGGTAAGAAACTCGAATAGTTGGCACGGGCAGGACCGGGACGACCGCCACCGCTAATTGGGCTCATCGACCTCTTTTCACTATTGACCTGTACAGGCGTAAAATATTTTTTCCAACTCATTTCAGTTTATCCTTTATGCCGCAGCATAAGCAGTAACTTCACCGGCAGTTGTTCTTGCAGCACTCAATTGTCTATCTCTCGTGTCATTGGCACGTCGGTTAAGTGCAATCAGAACATCCATCTTATTATTTAAACTAGAAAGCAATGTTGCGGGACTTTCTTGAGTTTGTGTGGCTGCTTGAGCAGTTTGGGCAGGTGTAGTTGATGGTTTGGGAGGAGTAGCCGGCGCTTGAGCGACAGCAGTTTGGGCAGCAGTTGACGAAGGCGTAGCGGCAGTACCAGGAGATTGTGCAGATGCTGTTGCAGTACCTGGTTGGCCAACCATTCCTTGTGCCAATTCTCTTTCTTGTGCGAATCTACTCATCACACTGGCTTGAACTTGTTGTGTGCTAGAACCAAATTTCTTAGATCGTTCGGCATACACTGCATCAATAAGTTCTTTTTCGCTCATGCCTTCTTTAAAGACTTTATTGAATATATCACTGGCGCCTTTGCCGCCGTGTTGAACCGATGTGGACCACATGACTTCTTGTAAGGCTTTGCTCTTACCAATCATGCCTTGCAGACTTTGACCAGTTCCTTTCATTCCAACATCAAAATGTGTTTTCTTAATAAAATCGTGTTCTGATGATTGTAGTTTTCCTTCACCAGCAAGTTTTTTCCATTCTTGGGCAAATGCACCGTCTTTGCCTGCATCAGCAGGGCCTGCTTTAGATAGTCTTTCGTAGGCTTCTGGATTGCTTGTTTTTAAGTGTTCCATGAATCTATTCATGGTTCCTGTCTTGGCCGCTATCTGGTATTTGCCATAACTGGTTCCGCCTGTGGTATCCCAACCAATTGCTGATGATCCAGCGGACCCAGATTCAAATTTGGCTGCCATGCCGCCTAGCCCCGGAGCCACAGTTGTTCCTGGTTGTGCTGCTGCTCCCTGTTGTCTGCGCATCGCACTTTCAAACATCTTCTGAGGCGAACTTAGATCGTAGGCAGTGCCCGGTGTTGTTTCTTTTCCTTGACCTTCTTTTTTAGCATCGTTTTCTTTTTTCTGTAGATCAATGGCTTCTTTAGATAATTTATTTTCTTCTTCTTTAATACCACGCTCTTCACGTTTGTCTTTTCTACGTTGATCTCTGGCTTTTTCTTTTTCGTCAAGTTCTTGTCTTTCTAATTCAAGAGCCTTTTGTGCCTGTTTAACTTTCTTATTAGCATCACCAAATGTAAGTTTATCCAGTAACCCTAAAAATCCATCAGCCAACGTAATCATCAAACGTTTCATATTATCGCCAACGGCTTCGAATACATCTCCTACAGTAAATCCTGCATTGTACAACATTTTAAATGCGGCAATTAATGCTATTAC